CATCAAAAGCGTGATCAACACCAAGATTTTTATTCGGTAAACCTGTGTTTGGTGCATAAGTCAGCGTCCTTAATGACTTTATTAACTCTTTACATCTTGGGTGAATATAAGTTCTTCTGATGCTATTTGCATCAAATAAAGCAGTATTAACAGCAGTAATCTTATCTCTTATTTTCCAAGGTGCTCTAGGACTTGAAACATTAAACCCACTTCTACGGAGGATGCTGTGATCTGTAGCCCCAACACCACTCGTTTTTCTAGCACCACCCGTAGGGTCAGGACAAGCAATAATCCTTCTATCTACCCCGTATCTACGTGTAACTTCTTCCGCAAAATCCCATGTAGTAGCACCTCCAGTCATAATTATTTCATCAAAGACATATAGTGTGTCATCTTTTTTAACAGCACAAACACCAGACATCGGGTCAACGTTAAAGTCAACGCCCAGCAACAGAGGCATCACATTTATATCCTCCGCAACTGTCGAAATATTGTCATCACCAAAACTTACAGCCACCAATCCAGTTAAATTCTCAAAACTTGCTTCAAATTCTTGTCTAAATGTTCTCCCATCTAACTGCGCCCTAGCTGCTTCAACTTCATCTTCTGGAACATTCCCCCCCTCTATCGTCGTATAACACCACCTCTTCCACTCATCAGTAGGATCTTCCTTGCAATAACACCATAAATCATAAAACCAACTAGCAGTTCCATCAGGTGTACTAATAAATAACGCCCAACCCTGTTTATCAGCTAACGCAGGTCTAATAACTTCAAACCATACCTCCGCATCCATAAATGCAGCCTCATCTAATACAACACCTGCTAAACTCCTTCCCCTCAATGCCATCGCATTCTCCGTCCCCTTCAATTCAATAGTCGATCCATTTATCAACTCCAACCTCAAATCAGTCTCATTCTTACTTTCAATCCATACCTTCGGAACTAACTTCTTCAATGCCTTCCACGCAATATCCTTCGCCATCCGATATGTCGGAGCACAATAAAAAAATGTTTCCCCAGGCCGATCAATAGCCCCCTTCAATAACTCAATACAACTTAAATAACTCTTCCCAAACCTCCTCCCAGCTACCAACACCCTAAACCTTCTCTTATCGTTGAACACCTGCCCCTGTGCCCACCTTAAATCAATATCTAGACCCGATTGTGCGGTTTTAACTGTCATAACCTAGTATCCTATACATAATCCCTTCGATTTGTAATCGTGGCAAGAAGTAATGTAGAAATTCAAGACAACATCCTTAAAAGACAACAACGCTTGTATTGCAAACAAAGCGATGGTCTTACAACTCGTCAATGCGTTATTGAACATGCTCGCAAAGAAGGCATCTCTGAACGTCACGCTTGGGATGATTGGAAACAAGTCAAAATCTGGAATGAAGAAGATTGGTCTAAAGATAGAGAAAATATGATCTCTCGCATCCAAACAATGCGACTCCGTGCCATAGACAAGGCAATGAAAAAAGGTCAGTTCCAAACAGTTCAAACTCTCCTAGCCGACTTAGGTAAAGTTGTAGGCGAAGCTGAAGAAGTAATTAACATCAAGGCTCCTGAATTATCCATTAGGGTAGAGAATAAAAAATCTTGATTTCGAGAATATATTTAGGTTCCCCCAAGAACGTAGGGAGCTCAGGATTTCCTGAACTACTCCCCCATACATTTGTACTAGTTAACGGTTTTCAGGAAAAGCTTAAGCTGTTGCTCTCCTCTGTACTCTCCTGATTTGCTGCCCGCTAGCTCGTAGCCTTCAGGGATCTTAGCTAGCCAGTCTTGGAGCTCTTGTTTGAGATAGTTGGTTGGTGTGTTGTACATTTTGTTTGAGTTGGTTTGGTATGTACTTATTATATATCTAAATTATTAGATTAGATATATATTAGTAACAATAGTTAACAGTATAATTAATAAATAAATTACAACAAACTATTACAAAATACTTTAATGATCTATTAGATTAATATACAATATAAATAAGTTCAGTATCTTTCAACTTTCCTAACTAAAAAACTTCTCTAATTGGTTCTCTACTCTTTTATTAGAATGATTATCACTTTCTGAGATAGTGAACAGTAAGAAAGAAAAAAAGCTACCGAGCCAAACCAAACCAAACCAGTTTTAACAAATGGCAAAGTTTACAGAAATCAATCCAAACACTAAAAAAGTTTGGAGACTTCAAGAGCTACACGATGCATATTCTGATAAACAACTTCAAGTAATTTCATTGCAAGGGAGAGTATCAGAATTAGAAACCAAAGTAGACCTGAAGTACAACTGGCCTACAATCTGTAAAGCCGCTCAATCATTAGCAAGTGAAAGAGCAAAGGCAGATACTAAAAAAATTACTCGCTCAATCTATAGAGAATTATCTATTGAGTTAGTAAACTTTCCTAGGAGATAGGATTTATTAGATAGAGAATTTAATTATTCTCTATCTTTTTTTTATTCAAATTATTTTTTTTAAAAAATGACACCTACAGAATTAAAAGATTCAGTTTTCTATCAATTAGAAACCTACACAAGAAATATGACTAAAGAAGATATTTTAAAATCTTTCATTAGTTTCTTGCCACAGTCTCAGATAGAAGAATTAAAAGATTCATTAGATAGGGATTACTTCTAATGAATTTAAAACCACTAATAAAAGAAGGTAAATTTGAAAGTTTGATTAAATTAATTGAACTTTCAAAACATAGTTATCCTTCTAATCCTCTTAAAACTTTTAAAGAATTAATTAAAAATAATTCTTCTTATGAGTTAGATTTAATTTTAGAAAGTTTAAAAATTATCCTTGATAAAAATTTTATTATTGAAGGGAAAGGAAAAATAAGCAATAAACAAGTTGTAGAAGAATTTATAGAAGAATATGAAAGGATGGAGAGATTATATGATTTTAATTATGAAGAATATTTGAAAGAAGTTGAAAGAACTGGAATAGATTTAAATTAAAACTATTTTAAACCAAATCAAAACTAATTTTTTTTATTATGTATCCTTTTCAAATTAATGTTTTACCAGCATATGGTAGAGACTACAAAAACAAAAAAGAGATTTTAAAAGATTACTTAGAAAATAAAGATTTTCAAGTATCTGATATTACTAATCATCCTTATCTTAATAAGAGTGATTGTCAAAAAATGGGGATAGCTTGTTTAATTATTCGTTATGGAAACCTTAGAAAGACTGCTTCAATCAATGTTGTAAAAAATAGGATGAATTAATTATGAATAAACCTACTATTACCGTAATCAATGCAAGTGGAGAAAGTAAGACTTTCTCTATAAGTGATATAGGAACCAATCAATCTTATAAAGAGACTTGCAAGCATTTAAATAAAGGATTGAATAAAAAATTATTTAATGAATTTACAAATCAATTAAACAAACAAAACACAAACCAAAATGAAATTAAAAAAGAAAAAAAAGAATGCTAATGGTTTTATTTTATGGGAAGGTAAGTCACCTATAAATAAAGCTTTAGATATTGCACTTATTGTTACTGGTTTTGAAAAAAATACAGATAATGATAAAACTGGTAATCTTTTACAGTCTTGGATTCTTTATAAGCACTTAGCACCTCATAAAGCTTTTAAAATTAAAGCCTATGGAGAATCAGTATGCGGGGATTGTTGCCACGCTACCTATAACAATCCTAAAGAAAATGGATATGCTACTTGTTACGTTAGGGTATATCAAGGCCCTAGAGCGGTTTGGGAATGCTGGCGTAATGGTAAAGGGTACGAAAATATAGGAGATAATTGGAATATATTTAATAATAAATTTTTACGGTTAGGGAGTTTTGGAGATCCCGCAATGATTCCTTTTTATATATGGGATAAAGCGTTAAAAGAAGTTTATAAGAATGCAAAAAAGAATGAAAAATTACATACAGGTTACACACACCAATGGAGAAAGGATTTTGCAAGTGATTTAAAAGGTACTGTAATGGCAAGTTGTGACGGTATGAAAGATTATATTGAAGCTACTAGTCATGGATGGAAACCATTTAGAGTAAGAAAGAAAGAAGAACCAAAGTTAAAAGAAGAGATAATTTGCCCATCAAGTATTGAAGCTAATAGGGTTAGCAGTTGTGATCAATGTTTTTTATGTGATGGCAATTCAAAACCTGTAACTATTATCCAGCATTAATACTATGAACAATGCACAAAAATTTGATCAATTAAAAGAAGAAATCAAACTTTTTATTGAAGAAAAAAAAGTTGATGGATTAATTGATTCAGATATAAAAAAAGAAATAGCCAAACCTGAGAATAAAGGTGGTTTTGGTGTAACTATTAGAACAGCTCAACGATGGTTTCTACTTTTAAATGAACCAACACTAGGAGACTATGAAACGATACAGAATATAAAAGAAGTAATTAGAAAAGGATCAAGCTTAATTAATGAAAATTTAGAAAGATTAGTATTAAGTGAGGATAAAGAAGAAAGAGAAACTATCAAAGAAGAAATAGAAATAGTTAGTAAAGCATTAAAAGGAGTTAATACAATCAAAACAGGTTAACTGTCGTTACGACAGTCGTTTCAAAATCTAGGCATTTGAAAGAGATGTAAGACCTAGAAAACAAACCTAAACTAATTGAGGCTTTTTTATTATGTCTAATCGACCTACTCAAGATGAAATAGAGAGAATTAAAGAAGAAATATTAGATGAAAACCCCGATATTAAAGAGGGATCAGTTGAATTTGATGAAGCATTTAAAGAGCATTGCATAGGTAAGGAATATTGGAGTTACTATGGTAATCCTTCATTAACTGCCCATGAGAGAAATAGATAGAAAAATGAGCAGAATTAAAGAATACCTGGCATTAAAGAATGCTCAAAAAGCAGAACTTGAAAATAAATATTTTGAAGGTGAAATAACCCTTCAAGAATATTCAACAAGAAAGACTGCTTTAGATATGGAAACTGATCATTTAAAACTATGAATGGCAAAATTAAATATTCCATTATGAATGGAAAATTATTGCGATTCCAGGTAATGAATGGCAAAAGAGTATGGATTGATCTTCCTAGTGATGAATGGTTTGCATATGAAGCAAATCCTAGTTATCAAAAACGGATTAAAAAAACAAACCTACAAACCAATTTATTTAAAGATCATGATTGAAAACAAATGGGCTTATGCAGCAGTCATAAGCATGGTATTGGCTAAAACAGCACCAAACAAAGAAAAACAAGAAGCTTGCTTGGACGAAATAGAAGATTCATTTAAACAATTAATATATGAAATTGAAAAAGAGATGATAAAAGAGGCAGATAGAGTATCTGAATTAGAGAAAGAAGAATTTGATGCGTATTTTAAAAAGCATATTGTAGGAGCTAAAAAATCATGAAAAATAATATTATTGCCGAGACTTCTTATTTTACTGATAGGGAGTTATATATATTTTATGAATGGGCGCAAAAGGAAATTAAATCTAGGAATAGAACAGGAAATATGGCATGGAAAGCAGAAGCTTATGACATGACAGGAAAGCTTTTAAGGGCATTAGATGCAAGAGAGAAAGCAAACATTAGCTATAAGGATCACAACTCATGAATGCGAATTATTACAATTTCATAAGCAACCCTTTTCCCTCCTGCTCATCAAAGAATACACAGAGTATACTTCAAGAACTACTCAAGCAATCATGAATGAACCAACGCCAATAAGAATACGTCCAAAGTTGTATCAAGAAATGGAAGCTGAAAGACCAGAAATCTTTACAGACACTACAACTTGGGGCAATTACCTTTTAAGAGTTGGATTAAACTATCATATGGGGCTTGACCCATGTGGTAGACTGAAAACCGAACGACCGACAGAGAGAAAAAAAGAAGGGAGAGAGGTTTTCTATACTAGTAAAGTAAATAATATAATAAATAAGGAAAAATCAAAAAAATGGATTTTTAAAGAAAACTACATTCCTAAATCACTTGAGTTTTGTAAAGATTTAATCGTTA